CCCACGTCTGCACCTGCATAGAGTTCTGTCCGTAAGGCTGCAGATAAATTAGTTCTAAGCCCTGTCGGGGTTTAGCAGGTAGCTCGAGCGGACGATTATCATTCAGCCCCAATACCAAGACGGCATAGTCTCCCAGCCCCAATAGCCTGTCTAGCCTTTGGAAAACAGTGAATACCTTGAACTGGGTATTCATCTCCTTCCATTTCTTGTTGAATGCTTGAGTCCCTGTGATGGTAGGAGGGGTTGCCCAAGTAGCCGACGGGAAAGCATCTACAACTCTTACGGCAATGTCTTGACGAAGATACTTGTCATAGTAGTCTTGCGTGGACAGCGACTTCTTATAGCCGAAGACCTCATAGAGATTTCTAGCTCCTTCGTGTGTAATTCCCAGCCTATCGAAGAGGGACGCTCTAGATAACACTGAGGTTAGCGCCTTGAAAGTTTGGGCTAGCTTTGATTTTGTGTCTGCTGTAGGTGGTGTGATTGTGTCTACCATGGGTCTGTTACCTGCCGAATACGACGCCGGTTACTTGTCTGTTATCGCGAGGCTTGTCTAGGGGTGCTGTTGCTATCTTCTTGTCATCAGAGAAACGACCCCAGGTGGGGCTAGCTTTACGTCCCTTAGTGACGAAGTTATATGCCATTGCAAGGCAGTCAACCTGATCGTCAAAGCCTTCACCATCCCCTGAGAAATTGTCAAATTCGTCTAGAAAGGGCTTATTCCAAGCCTGATTGTCTACATAATAGACCTTACCTGCTTCAGCAGCGGCTAGCACAGGATGTGCACGGACATATTTTGCCTTCGTAGTGAGGTCACTGAACACCCGGTATTCAGGTAGAAGGTCGTTACGATAGTGCTCAATTACAGCCTTGCCAGAGCTGCCAGGCTCTTGCTCTATCACAATGGGTGTGTGTACACCATCTAGCTCGGCAGTGCTTCTAACGAACATCTTGGTGTCTTTAGCACCCATCCTCTTGCGGATGATGTTGTCAATATAGGTGATACGGGTTTGAGGATCATACCCAATCAGCATGCCAGATGTGTAGTCACCATCACCATAGGTGCCCGCAAGGTCCCAGCTACGGACCCACATTAAGGTCTCTCTACGGTTGATTTCCTTAGTGGGTTTCAGCCAGGCTGCATGCGCTCGTTTGTCCTCTTCGGACTGAGGATCTTGCTGATAAATGGCATTAAAGAAGAAACTACCTAGGAGACGCCGCATCTCCTCCAGGCGTTCTAAGGACTGCCTTTCTGGGAAGAGTGGTTCGCCAGGTTGTCTACCAAAAGCATCATCTGCTTTGGCTAGGGCTGGGATACAGATGTGTTCCCATTCACCTGGGAAGTTCTTTAAGAGCCTCCCGATAAGGTCATCTCTATGCCAGCGGGTAGCCACAATGATCACCGTGGCACCAGGCTCTAGACGGGTCATAGCAGTGGTAGTGAACCAGTTGTACACATAGTCTCTGTGTACTTGAGACATCGCCTCCTTGATCTCTTTGATGTAATCGTCAATCAGGAGAACGTCAGCACCTCTACCTGTAATAGGTCCTCCCAATCCTACTGACGTAATAGAGGTACCAGACTCCATCTGGAACTTAGCGAGCCTCTTAGAGTCCTTCCTAAGGCGGGAATCTAGCAGGTCTTGATTGTCAGGATCTGTCAGAATGTCTCTAATTTCACGTCCGAAGTCAGTAGATAGGTCAGCACCGTAGGATGAGATCACAATTTGCTTGTTAGGAAAGTTCTCCATTACCCAGAGCGGCGTATTGATGGTGATCAGCTTAGATTTTCCATGACGGGGGGGCCATGAAACAATCAGCCGTCCACCACCTCTAGCAATAGTCTGGGCGATTTTCAGGGAAACATTGAGAAGGAAAGGTTTGGGGATCCATGCACCCCTTGTCATCTTGTAAGCCAAGGTAGCCGGTGTTAGACGCCAGTTTCGCAGCAGCTCATCTGCTCTAGTATGTGCGAAGATGTTGGATCTAGCGTCCATGAGGAGTTACCCCGCCTAGCTTGATGATTAACTCCTGTGCAGCAGCTGCAGCATCGGGGTTAGCGAGGAGAATGTCTAACCCGGAGGATTTGACCTGATCTTGGTCTTGGGGACCCTCTAACTTCGTCATTTGGCGCAGGATGACCTCCACACTTTGCGGAGTTGGCGCGTTTTCACCAAATTGTGACAGCCCCACGCTCTTACGTTGGACCTCAATTAGCGCCGGAACCATCCTTGCAATCACGGCAGGATCGATGGTTTCCCAGTTCAAAGCCTTGAAATAGGCCATACAGTCTTTTAACAGGTTTTCTGCCAATAAGTAGTGCGAATCCTCGCATTTCATCATCCTTTGCAGGCGTTTCTTCTCATGTACTGTCGTAATGAACAAATCATATGCTTTAGAGCGCACTTTCCAGTAGTAAAGGTGGAAATAGTCCATGAGGAGCGGGAGAGATTTGTCCAAATCATTGGCAATTTGCTCTACCAACCTTACTCCTTGCTCTTTTCCTGCCTCAAGGTAGTAGCAAAACGCATGAAACGAGTCTTCAGATTCGAATGGCATTTGAGACCAGATTGGCTGTCCATTTTCGAAAGCAGGGAAGCCTTCTGAGTAGTCAACCACTACCATTGCAGCAGTTAGGAGCTGTTCTCGCTCATATTGATGCCTCTCCATGACATCTTGCGGGATCATGTCTGTACGATATAGGAATCGCGGGAACCCAAGGTCGTTCTGAGGCAGACTTCTGGTCAATTCTGCAAAGGCAGAGCGTCTAGCCTGAGACACAGCGCGGCTTGTTGTTAAGCTGCGACTAGCTGGTAGAGGCTCGACATTATCCATACAACTATTATAGAGAGATCAGATAGGCCCTTCAACAGGAACCTCCAGGGACAACCCTAGACAGCCAGGGATACCCTACCATCTCACCCTTCGTAACCTAATTTTGCCACTAGATTTTGTCATAAAAACTCTATATAATAAAAGAATGGGGAATAGGGAATAGGGAATGGGGAATTAGGATTGAGGGAGAGATTGCATGAAACAGTGGCCGCACAGAGTACATACGCATTCAATTCAGGAGATCTTGGAATATGCCAAAGACGAGTCTTGGCAGAAACATCGTGAAGACATGAAAGGACGTCCGACTGAGGAGAAGTTGGATATGCTTTTGAAATGGCGACATATACACCAGGTACAGATCGACAACTACATCAACGCTCTTAAACGAGCAGGTCAGCTTGACATGGAGTTGAAGGTTGTCAGGTAATGTAAGAGAGTGTGGTGAGTGTACCTTGTGCTGTAAGCTGCTGGGTGTGGATGAACTCCGCAAACCTGTCAATAAGTGGTGTCCACATTGTGATGTTGGAAAAGGGTGTCTGATCTATGAAGACCGTCCTCAAAGCTGCCGTGACTTCATGTGTCTCTGGAAGTTTAAGAAGAGCCTACCAGTATGGATGTTTCCTGCACATTCTAAGTGTGTGCTCTATCCGAATGTACTTGGAACGCAGCTAGGGGTCTTGGTGGATCCTGGCAGGCCAGATGCTTGGAGAGAACCTCGAGTTCTTCGACTACTCACTCACATGTCCAACAACATGTCAATCATAGTGTCCAACGGCCACTCTCTGTGGGCTGTTGAACCTTCGGGACCTAGACTAATCGATAACGATGAACTGGAGATGCGAGGAATCAAACTTTACAGACCGACTATGGAAAAGGAAGAAAGGAGAAGATGAGACATGCCTAGAACCTATTGTGACGACAACTTTGGGACCTATGAAATTCAGTCAGAAGAAGACATAGAGTTCTATCAGGCCAATCAAAGACGCTCGGTAAAGAAGAAATGCTCGGGGTGTGGAAGAGTAGTACGGCTCTTGCCTCAATATGTTCTCTGCAACTCTTGTGCAGATAAGGCAGAGAAAGGTTGGGATTTTTAGCCATGGCCTGAAATCTAGGCCAAAAATTGGTATTTTGTAGGGGGCCATGATTCTAAGCTAAAAATTGGTATTTTGTGGGGGACCTCTAAGGTTCCGAAACACCCCGGGTCATTCCGCGGACGAAAATTCATCTTATTGGCGCCTATGTAGGTACCAATCTAGGAACGAAATGAAAAACATGAGCGCCATGGGTAGCACGATGGGTACAACAAAGAATATTAGTAGGGCTTCGGCCATAGTAGGGTCTCCTAGGTAGGAAGAGGAGGGGAGGGTATGGGATGATACCCTCCCCCCTTATATGTTAGTCCTTCTTCCCGGTGAGGGGGGT